AATTCAAAGGTCTATTGTTCCAAATCGAGCGTGACGCTAACGCTATTGCTCAACAAACTCGTCGTGGTAAAGGTAACTTCATCATCTGTTCATCAGATGTTGCTTCTGCTTTGGCTATGGCTGGTGTTTTGGACTACGCTCCTGCTCTTTCAACTTCATTGAATGTTGACGAAGCAAGCACTACTTTTGCTGGTGTATTGAATGGTCGTTACAAAGTTTATGTTGACCCATTTGCTGCTAACCAATCTGCTACTCAGTTCTTTACTGTTGGCTACAAAGGTACTTCCGCATTTGACGCTGGTTTGTTCTATTGCCCATATGTTCCATTACAATTGGTTCGTGCAGTTGACCCATCTACTTTCCAACCTAAGATTGGTTTCAAGACTCGCTACGGCATGGTCGCTAACCCATTCGTTCAGTTGGATAACAGCGACAGCAATGGCGCATTGACAGCTAATGTGAACTACTACTACCGTCGTGTTGCAGTGACTAACTTGATGTAATCAAGCTGGCTACGAAGCCGACAAAGAAGCGGTATTTAAGGGAGGTCTTTCGAGACCTCCCTTTTTTTATTCCTAAATAAATGTATGAGCACAAATATTCTTACCTGTCCAGTTCCAACAAACATCAATCCACTCTCACCGAATGGGTTTAGGTTTGCTATTGATAAACTACCTGAGTTGACATACTTCTGTCAGGAAGCCAGCATTCCAGGACTGACTCTTGGTGATCCTATTTTCGCTACACCATTTAGAGAAATTCCACTTCCAGGTGATCACCTTCAATACGATACCTTTGCAGTAAAGTTTATGATTGATGAAAACATGGAAAACTATATTGCAATTTACAATTGGTTAGTTGCTCTTGGTTTCCCAGAAACCTATACGCAGTATGTAGATTTTATTAGCGCAAATCAAATCGGTGTTCTTTCTGAACTTGCAAAGAATTACTCATCTGCAACTTTGCAAATTTTGAACAATACAAACACTCCTGTGAAGACAATACAATTTAATGATCTGTTTCCAATAGCACTAGAAACAGTAACCTTCCAATCCAATAACTCAGATGTAAATTATCTTATTGGATCTGCAACTTTCCGTTTTTCCTACTACACATTTGTTGCAGTATAATTAGTTGCGTTTAAATGTGATTTGAGGTATACTTAACTGTATACAACTGGAGATATTATGACTTTAGAAGAATTGCAAACTATGTGGGGTGAAGATTGTATCATTGATGACAATCACCTTGATCAAGAATCCGTCAATACGGCAAAACTCCATTCTAAATATTTAAACCATCTCATCCGATACAAGTTACAACTTGCTAAGATGAAAGCGGATTACAACACTCTGCGTCAGCAGAAGTTTCGTTACTATCGTGGCGAACTAACTCGTGATGAACTAACCGAACTAGGTTGGGAACAATGGCAAGGAATCAAACCACTCAAGAATGAAATGGATGAATTTCTGTCTGGTGACAATGCCCTAAATAAACAAGAGATTAAAGCAAACTACATTCAAAACATTGTAGAGTTCCTTGAGTCTATTATGAATCAAATCAAAGCAAGGGATTGGCAGATACGCAATTCTATTGAATGGAAAAAGTTTATTAGTGGCGCATGATTACAATTGAACAAATTGACGAAGTTCACCTTAGGATATTTTCTACAGATCCTTCAGTAGAACAAGAACTATCCGACTTCTTTACCTTTGAATATCCAGGAGCAAGGTTTACTCCTCAATACAGAGCAAGACTTTGGGATGGTAAGGTGCGGATGTATGATATTATCCGTAAGACTCTTTATGTTGGTTTGTTACACTATGTTTATGATTTCGCTGAAACTCGTGGCTACGATGTTAAAGCAACAACTCCAATAAATCCTCCAAGCAATATTACTACTGAACAGGTAGAAGAATATGCCAAGTGGCTCAATCCTATGGGTCACGGTAAACCAATCGAAATTAGAGATTATCAAGTCGAAGCTGTAACGCAGGCACTAAATAAAAATCGTATCCTTCTTCTTTCTCCAACAGCTTCAGGTAAATCGTTTATCATTTACACTACGATGCGTTGGCATCTTGAACAAAATCGTAAGTGTATTATTATTGTACCAACAACTTCTCTTGTTGAGCAACTATATGCTGACTTTGAAGATTACTCGTCTGGTAATGGTTGGAAAGTAAATCGTCATGTTCAAAAACTCTACAGCGGTTTTACAAAAGATATCTCTGCTGATGTTTTAGTTACTACATGGCAGTCTGTATATAAACAACCCAAACAATGGTTCAGTCAATTTGATGTTATCTTTGGAGACGAAGCACATCAGTTTAAAGCCAACTCTCTTACCCTCGTTATGGGTAAACTATCCAATGTTAAGTATCGTATTGGAACTACAGGAACTCTCGATAATAAGAAAGTTCACAAATTAGTTTTGGAAGGTATCTTTGGTCCAACTCATAGGGTTACAACAACCAAACAGTTGATGGACGCAGGAACGCTGGCTAAACTAAATATAACATGCATACTATTAAAATATGATGACATAACTCGTCAGGGTCGTAAAAACAATCAGTACTCGGACGAAATGGATTTTATTGTTACGCATGAAAAACGAAACAACTTTATATGCAGTCTTGCATTAAGATCTGAAGGCAACACCCTCGTTCTTTTCCAGTTTGTAAATAAACATGGTAAAGGATTATATAAAATGATTGGAGACAAAGCACATGACAAACGAAAAGTGTTTTTTGTTTCTGGAGCAACCGAAGTTGAAGATAGGGAAGCGATTCGAAAAATTACAGAAACTGAAAGCGATGCTATTATTGTTGCTAGTTTTGGTACATTCTCCACTGGCATCAACATACCGTCTCTCGAGAATGTCATTTTTGCATCGCCAAGTAAATCCAAGATTCGTAACCTGCAAAGTATTGGTCGTGGATTGAGGTTGAAGAATGGTAAAACTGAATGCAATTTATATGACTTGGCAGACGACCTGAGTTGGAAATCTTGGAAGAATCATACGCTACATCATTTTGCTGAAAGATTAAAAACCTACTCAGAAGAAAAATTTAACTACAAGATTGTCGAGGTAAAATTATGAACGAACAATTCGTATATGTTAAATTGGTTACTGGTGAACAACTAATGGCATTTAAAGAATCTGAAGATGCAGAGTTTCTTACATTAAGATTTCCAATGCTTGTTAAAACTCATCTTGTTGGAGCGAACAATGGTCGCATTTCCGAACAGGTAACAGCTGGACCATACACTTTGTTTACAGAAGATTCTTTACTGCATGTAAATAAGAAACATGTTGTCTTCGATTCTAAACTAGCGCAAAGAGCCATTGCTCACTATATTCATTTAGTTCGTGACCATGAAGGTGTTGCATTAAGTTATACTCCTACTGAACTTCAATGGGACGAAGAACCTCCAGCAGACGCTGCAGAAGTCTCCACTTTGGAAGACATCAAAAAAGCATTAGATCAGTTAAGAACTATTGCGGGAGAGGAAAAGACGAAAGAAGAAGAGAAGTTGTTTATAGAAGGAAACGAAACAATTCATTAATGGATTAACTATAAACCCTACATCGAGAGTATACGCTTTCGGCAAGTTGCAGACAAACATATCTTCCAAGAAAATAAAGTTGTCGAATGCCAGTTAGTGAAGTATACTTAGTGAAGTTAATTGATAAAGGTATTTTATGGCAGGTGCACACTATATAAACAACGCTGAGTTCTTAGCAGCAATGAAAGAGTATCGAGTTTTGGTACTTGCTGCTAAGGAAGCAGGGTTATCGAAAAAGGAGACTGGTTGGCCACGAGTACCGCATTACATCGGGGACTGCCTAATGAAAATTGGAACGCACCTTTCCTACAAAGCCAACTTTATTAATTACAGCTATCGTGAGGATATGATTTTAGATGGTGTTGAAAACTGCCTACAATATATTGATAACTTTGATCCCGAACGATCCAGCAACCCCTTTGCGTACTTCACGCAAATTATCTATTACGCATTTCTGCGTAGAATCGCCAAAGAAAAAAAACAAACATACATCAAGGGTAAGTTGATACAAGACATGCCATTTGAAATGTTTGAATTGCAGGAACAAGATGAGTCTGGTGAATTCCAAAATGCCTACATCGACTACATGCAACAAAACAATAACTTTGACGATTTCATAGAGCGTAAAAAAGAAAAGAAAAAGAAAAAACAACAACAAACACTAGATGATTTTGTAGGTGAGTAATGTCTATATCACATAAAGAAGTTCATGATTGGTTAAAACAATTGAAGCAAAGTACTGTTGTGTCAAATCGTCGTTGGCCACCGCCATCATTGGCAAAGAAAAGAAGAAAGAATAAAAAGTTCCTGAGAAAACATACTTGGGATGCTTGGGATAACATGTTTAATTTGAAAGAAGTTATGAAAGAAGATAATAAAATTTTCCTTGGCGTTTCTGATATTGATGATTTAATCTCAGCAGAACTAATGAAGCGTCGTGCCGATGCCAATGTTTCTACACTGTTTCGTGAGACATCTGTGTTATGTAATCGCGAAAAGTGGCAAGAATGGGCAGAAAATGAATTCAGTTCTGATGCATATTTGTTTGTGCAATCTTCTTCATCTGCAGGATTTATCATTGAGCATTCAACAAACAACATAATTAAGTTTGATGTTAATAGTAACACAACTAATATTCGTGTGTTTGGTGATGAAGAGTTTTGCGAAAATATTATTGGATGTGTTGAAGAAAGTTTCTCTATTGTAACTTCTCATATCGAGTGGGTTTATGGTGGTGATGGACAGTCTGTCAATGTGCCTTTGAATCGCGATCGTTTACCTTGTGATGAAATGTATCCTTTCCTTAAAGGAGAAACTCTTGAGTCATACTATGATCGTTATATGGAATCATCTGCAAATATTCTACTGTTGATTGGTCCACCAGGAACTGGTAAGACTACTTTTATCCGTGGTCTGTTGGCTCATACGAATTCTTCTGCCATTGTTTCTTATGATTCTGGCATTTTAGATAAAGATGGATTCTTTGCTCGCTTTATTGAATCTGATGATAATGTTATGGTGCTTGAAGATAGTGATGCCTTTTTGAAACCTCGTAGCGATGGTAATACAATGATGCATCGTTTCCTTAATGTTGGTGATGGTCTTGTAACAACCAAAGGTAAGAAAATGATTTTCTCTACCAACCTACCATCTGTGCGAGATATTGATTCAGCGTTGACTCGTCCAGGAAGATGTTTTGACATTGTTGAATTTAAAACTCTGTCTTTGTTTGATGCTAAAAAACTGGCAGAAAAACTTGGTGGTTCTGTGCCTGAGCGTAAGGCTGGTGAGGTTGTTGAGTTTTCTATTGCTGAAATCTTTAACACTCAAACCAATAAACCAACTGAAAGAAAGGTGGGCTTCATTTGAAAGTAGCGATTATTACAGACCAGCATTTCGGTGCTAGGAATGATAGTTCTGCATTTTTAGATTTCTACGAACAATTCTATGCAAACACTTTCTTTCCTACTATTGATGCAAATGACATTGACACTGTTCTTGTTCTTGGTGATACATTTGATCGAC